TTAACTGGCTTTTTTGATCTGCGGGAGATCGAAGGCTTTGCGCAATGCGCGGACAAACGCTTTGTCATGGCAGATGGTTTTACCCGGGCTGTCGGAGAGTTTTGCCACCGGCTTGCCGTTACATTCCACCAGCTTTATCACAATATTCAGAGGTTTTACCTGAGGAATGTCGCAGGTCAAACGGGTACCAATCCCGAAGCTCAGGTTCACTCGGGTGTTGAAATGGCGATAAAGTTCAACCGCTTTCGCCAGGTCAAGATTATCGGAGAAAACCAGCACCTTGCTCATCGGGTCAATGCCGAGTTTTTGGTAATGGGCTATCGCCTTCTCGCCCCATTCAACCGGGTCCCCGGAATCGTGGCGTAACCCCTGATAACGCTCAGCAAACTCAGGTCCGAAGTCACGCAGGAAGGCATCCATCGTAATGCAGTCGGTGAGGGCGATCCCGAGTTGATTCGGGTACTCCTCAAGCCATGCGGCGAGGGCCGCGCGCTGGCTGTTAGCCAGATCCGGGCTGATTTGCTGATGCGCCTGGAACCACTCGTGCGCCTGGGTGCCCATCGGCGTCAGGTTGAGGCGACGCGCCAGGTCGTAGTTACTGGTGCCCACGAACCACGACTCCTGCTGCAGACGTTTAACGATGGCCTGCTGAACCTCGCGAGAGAAACGGCGACGGGTGCCGAAATCCATCAGGCGGAAGCGGGACATATCCAGCCCTTCGGTCAGCGTGGTGAAGGCTGCAAGTTTATTTTCCAGCGAGGCGACCGCCTGGGCGACGCCCATTTCCGGCGAACGGTAGCGGTGAGCCAACTCGCTGATCACTGCCAGCAGCGGCACTTCCCACATGATCACTTCCCGCCACGGACCTTCAAGGCGAATATCCAGCTTGCCGTTCTCGTTGGTCACGGTGACCTGCTCCGGCTTATAGCGGAAATCACGCAGCCAGTTCAGGTAATCGGTTTTAAAGAAAGGCAGGCCAGAAAGCCACTGGTATTCATCGTCCTGCAGCGTCAGATGCTGCATCGCATCGACCTGTTCACGAATGGAGTCTGCGTAGATACCGAGCAAATCGTCACCACGGCAGCGGAATTCCGCCGCGACGTGAACGTCATAGTAATGGTGGAAAACGGCTTGCTGCATATGCAGTTTATACGCGTCGGTATCCAGCAACGTATGCAGAACCGGAGAAGCGAATTGAGTCATAGGTGCGCTGTAGCATCCTCTCACGGGAGCGTTTAGTACAATAAACAACTCCGGAGTATACCTTGTTTAGTGATTTATTGAACCCCGATCACAACATAAGCACACTTTATGGTCGAGGGCATTTTGTGCCCCGTGTTATACAAATGTAGCAGTAACGATGCTAACCACTTGAATTTAAGGTTTTCTACTGCGCTACTACCATGCTTTGGGGCAGTGATGGGGCAGTGTGTGAAAGCGCCTGGTTGAGCAGAGCAACCTGCTCTCCACTCTTCTCTGACATCCACTTTCCATACACCTTGTAAACCATCTGTGCATCGGTATGCCCCATCTGAGTTGCTATAAAGTTCGGGTTAGCACCAGCTGATAATGACCAGCACGCATAGGTATGCCGTGACTGATAAGCGTTGCGGTAACGAATACCGGCGCGCTTGATTATCGGAGCCCAAATTTTATTAATCGAATTAACCGCGTAGTGATATCCTGTGTGAGACCCACGTTTGACGCATTGAGGGCTGAAAACGAAAGTGCATGGATGTATGACTGACTGGCCATATTCACGCAAATTCACTTCAACCTCATGCTGCCGGCCAAGGCGCGTCAGTTGGGCCTGATCCCTAAGGGCATCAATAGCTGGTTGTATGAGATAAATCACCCTGTCAGTGCCTGCCTCGGTTTTTGGCAGGGTGAACTCATACGTTTGGGTAAGGTTGCGCTTAACCGTAATGGTTCCCGCGGTGAGATCGATGTCTTCCCATGCAAGACCACATAATTCCCCATGCCTCATTCCGGTATAAACGGCGACGGTCCACAGATTTCGCATCTGCTGGTGGCCGCATGCCTGAATGAACCTGATGAACTCGTCGGTCGTGAGTGGATCTGGTTCGTCTTTTGCCTTCCTGAGACGGTTAATTCCGCTAAACGGGTTTTCCTTTGCGTAGCCGTTATCAGCTGCAAACTGGAAGATCTCGGCCATCAGCATCATGTAATTATTCACCGTGGAAGACTTCCGGCCTTTTACCTGTGTCCGGTGATCCTTCTTCATTACATGGAAGCCCGTCAGCAACTCCTTCCTGACATACAGCAAATCTTCAGTGGTAACCGCAGAAACCATTTTATTTTCGCCGATGCGCGGAAGCATGTTTTTTATGATGGATTCATACCTACTCATGGTATTAGAGCTGATCTCCATTCTCTTCAGCTCTGACCATCTTTCGGTAAGCTCCAGCACAGTAATTTCCTTTCTATCCTGACCGAACCGGGCAAGGTTCGGTGAGTTTGGGAATTTTTCTGCATAGTTAAAATTCCCCATCCTTATCGCAAAACAAACCGAAGAACGCAGCTCACCAGCTATCTTGCGATTTTTTGCAGTGTCAGGGACACCGAGGTTTTCCCTGACACGTTTACCTTTATACAGAAACCAGATGCGGAGCGAACCGCCGTGGTTTTCGACGCCTGTCGGGTATGATGCATTAGCCATTGATCCCTCCTGACGTCCAGGAGCGTGGACGAGTGTACTTCTTTTCATGCTGTCTTCGCACCTGGTTGATTTTTTTTCTGCGCCTCGATCCACTGATCAACGGCTTTCCTGTTGTACATGCATTCGCTCGAAGGCTTGGGATTACCATCTGGTGAAATGTGCAGGTACTCGCGGCCCAGCATCCAGGATTCTTTTCTGGCGCGGGTGATGGTTCCGGGCTTGAGCCCGGTAACCGCAATCAGAACCTTTTCGCTAACCCAGTCATTCGGCACCAGAAGAACGATTTCAGCACTGGTTTGCATGGATCTCCTCCATTTTCTCTTTAGCCAGACGCACGCAACGCGCAAAAGAGGAGGGCGTTACGATTTCGCGCAGAGCCTGAACCAGGAAGTCGTTGTGCTGCTGGTGCAGCTCCAGGTTGCGCTCTTTTTCCTCATGACGCAGAACTGCCAAACGAGCTGTGATGATTCGACGCTTCCCCTTGATCAGCCGCAGCGCGTTCTCTGCCTTTTTGCGCCATGTGCTCCAGTCAATACTGCTGTTCGATCTCGCCAGTTGCTCTTCAATACTGAGCTGCGCTTCTTCTGCGTTAACAAGCTGCTGCAGGCAATCGCTGATAGTGTTCAGGTTGTTTGTCTCCACGAAGAATTTGTGCATTCTTAACCCTCCCACCCAATCGCCTGGAACAGGCCCATTTTAGGGTGATACCAGCGGGTGCCGCGCGGTTCAGCTTCTGACATCATCTGGCGAAACGCGGCCATAAACGGCTCCAGTTCGACGATAGCCCTTCGTGACAAAAGCCCGTCTGGAGTCATAAATTCGTGCGTGTCTGTCGGGATGCGGTAGGCATTGACCAAATTCCGGCACTTGGCGTCACTCATTCCGCTTTTGGCTACCACCTGGCGGTAACCGACATATCCGGCGCGCATGGTCCCGCGTTTGATGTTCTCCACAGCTTCTGTGACCGTTTCGATCTGCTCTTCAACATGATTCAGGCGCTTCTGCTGGCGAACGGCATCGGCGGCCATTGCGGCGATCATCTCGATTTCTGTCAGCGGCGCGCGAGTGCGGAAATAGTTGTTAACCAGTTCGCGCTGAACCTGCCAGGCAAGATCATCGTTAAATGGCTTCGTCAACATCAGGTAGCCTGATTCGAAAAACACAATCCCTGACGGTGCAAATTTAGAGAATGTCCCTTCCGGGAGGTCCGTACGTATTACGTCCGCACCTAATTCGGCATAATCAACACCGTTGATGAAATGCTCACGGTTTCGGTTGAATGCTGCACGAGCGGTTCCTTCCGGTCGCTGGTGGACTTCATCAATCATCGCCAGCGTCACAACGCGCTGACTGCGATATTCGACTGCCGGCAGTTGTTTGTTATTGATCGTTACTGTGTTCATGCTCGATATCCTTCTGAGTGCCCGGCTTTACGCCGGGCTGGTGAATCACTTAACCTGGATAAATGGAGTATTGGCGCCGCTGGTCATGTACTGGGGCAGAGTGCCGTTCCATTTGTTGATGGCCTCCAGTTGAAGCACCTCAGGGTTTTCGCGCATGGCCTGCCCACGAATCTGGATAGACTTCGCTTCCGCTTCCGCCAACTTCAACTTTGCGTCTGCCTGGCCATCTGCTTCAGCGCGCAGCATGTTTGCTTCAGCTTCACGCTGTTTTACCTCCTGCTCGCGCTGCAGGGTCTTCTGGTTGGCGGTGACTTTGGCGTTGATGCTGTCGATAACTGTCGGCGGGTACTCCGGACGGCCGACGTAAGAAAGGCTGATAACCTGGATTCCTACCGGCCCCATGTCGGACTGGATCTCTTTCAGAGCGTTTTCAAGCAACTCAGCTTTCCCGCCGTCAATGAACTTATCGGTACTCATGCGGCTTGCGAGACGATTAAGGGCATCGGCAATCTTCTGGCGCAGATCGGTATCTGTGATGTCGTCCACGCCTTTGCGATAGGTCTGGAAGACCGTCGTCACTTTGGTTGGATCAACTTTATAGGCGACACCAATGTGATAGCCGATCGTAGTGCCGTCACTCATCTGGAAATTGAATGCGTCGTCGTAGGTTTTCATCTGTTTGAAGGTTGGGAAAATGTAGACCTCTGTGTTCCAGCCTGTCCAATAGCGGCCTACGCCAACCACTTCACCGACGCCTTTGTCGTCTCCCAGCTTATTCACCTTGATACCCACGTTACCGGGCTCGACACGATCGCAACCTACAAGACCGATGGCAGAGAGCGCGATAATTGAAGCCATAATTGCTTTTTTCATTTCTTTTCCTTATTTACGGTTACAACAAGACCCTTACAAATGGCGTAGATGCACGGCGGGGTCAGGATCGCCAGGGCAAAACCGGATAACACTGCTGTGGTGTCCTTCATCGAAATGAGGATCGGAACGAAAAGGCCATAAACGCTGGCGACAATTACCAGCGAGAGAACAACGCGTAAGTAAGCAATCATCAGCGCAGCCCCTCTGGTTTACTGGCCTGCAGTTCTGCCTGCTCTTTCACGAATCGGTCATGCATGGCGTCCCACTTTCCGAGCCACTTACGTGCTTCGCGCTTACGCTCCAGAATTCGGCGAATGCGCCGCATGCAACGGTTATGTGCAAAGAGATATTGCTGTGTGTGCTGGCCCATGCGGTTGACGAGCACACCATTGCTGAAAATAGGTTCGTCTGGTTCGTTGGTGTTCAAACCGGCACGATGAAAAGTTTTGGTTACCATGTAGTGAGCAAGGTTACTGATCGCTGCGTTCCTGCTGAGGAAACGGCGCGAATAGCCGTGTCGTGATACGACGTAAACGGGCTGCAGCTCTTTGGCAAAGGCGCTGTCAATTGAGGTGGTGCTGATGCGTTTATCGTTCATTTCCGGTCCTTAACTTTGCTGTATCGTTCGTGACTCATTACTTCCCAGTTCTTTCCGCCATCGCGGGAGAGTAGCCGCCAGCGATGGTTAACTTTGAGGCTCAAATTCCCGGAGCCGTGCATTCGGCAGGGGTGAATGCGCCTTGCCCTGAACTGGCTTAAAACGTGTACCGCTTTGAGGTGAACCCACTCAGGAATTCGTATCGCTGTAAGTGCCATCAGATCCCCCCATTTCATGACCCTCCGTTTTCGGAGCCTCCACTTTTTGTTTTTTGACGAACTCAACCAGCTCAGAAATGAGTTCGTCGATTAATTCCTTTCCGCTATCTGTGAGGAATTCACCGCTGCCATTAACATCCACAGCGCTGCTGTAAATTCCCTTGATAGCTATTACGCCTTCGACATTCCCGTACTCACTGATCGCGAGCCTTTCGAATTTTCGTAATAATCCATCGAGAAGAATCTCTGTTAACTCGACCGTGTTAATACCGCCTTTATTGAGCTTAATAACAAGGCAGTTACTGCCCGTTTTACGCTGGTGGCGTAATAACGCTGCCTTTAAAATTCTGCGTCGGTAGGTGTTGATTAAATTATCCATCATTGTTTTCGTTCGCCCCAAACCATGCGTTAATATCCGATGAGTGATTCCAAGCCATTTCAATCAATGCGAAGCGCTGGGCATCTTCCATTTTTAAGAAATTCTCAGAAATTGTTTGGAGCAAGTAATAAAGCTGCTCTGCATGCACACTCATTTCCTGCGCTGTCCAGTTACGAGCATTTACCGTCGTTGGAGTTTGTTTACTCATAATCTATGCTCCATAGGCTTTTCGCATAAATAATTTTGCAATGTGATAATAATCATTGCCGTAATTACTAATAATTAAAATTGCTGTTCTGTAGGCGTGCCTGTCTTTAATAAATGTCATGGCTGCTTTCTCTTATTTAGGTTTTTATTTGTCATGTAAGTCATAGTGCACAGTTCATTAATGAGTGATGTGAAACGCCCCGCAATGCGCACGTCTGTGCGTGTTATGGCTGGCATGAGTAATTCTATAAATTCAGCGCGCAATTCCTGAGCGTACTTATTTGCAGCTTCTGCGGTTTTTGCTGCGTCATCAATATAAAGATCGGCTGGGTTGCGATATGTGCGATCAACTTCTGGCAATTGAATAACTTTATTGTTTTTCATAAAATATTTCTCGAGGTGAGTTTATTCGCACCATTAAAGGCGTTTGTTTTTTAATTAATTTCAAAGTTTATTTGTATCGAAATCTGAAATTCTGTCGTTAACTTCTTCCAGTGTTTTAACGACCAGAGTTATAAGAGCATGCTCACGTTCTTCTTCCTGGCTGACCATCGTTTCAAGTAATAGCCATAAAGAAGCAGAGCAACAGCGTAAATCGTGTGACCAGTTCATGAGCATATCGCTTGTTTCAAGGCGGTCTAATTGAACTGTTTTCTTGGTTTCCATGCTGCCTCCTACATTAAGTGAGTTAAGTAATTAAGAATGTCGTTTAATTACTTAAGTTGTAGTAAGAATGGATCGTTACACGGAAAAGGTCAACCACTAAAGTGATTTTATTTTTAATGGGTAAAGTAATTTATTGTTTGATAAGCAAAAAAAAGACCGCCTAAGCGGTCTGATTCGATAAATTGGAGGGGTTAGGCAAAGCGCTTGATCGCGGCAGATTGCTTAACTAATACCTTCGCTAAAACGTGGAACTGATCTTCATCGGTGGCATCAATTTGCCAAGAGCTATACAGCTTGTTATCTGATAGGACAACCAAGCTGTTCTTCTGCATCTGTAGTCGTTTTATATGGATGGTTTTACCGAACACAAACACGTAGATTCCGTCGCCTTCGAAGTAATTAACCGTTGTGTCAACAAAGATAAAGTCACCTGGATCAATGGTTCCCTCCATGCTGTCGCCCCTGACTGTAATCACTTTTATTGCGGAAGCAGGCCGGTTACCAAACATGCTTCTGGCATGCTCCTCCGTGAACTCAATGGCGCGAATGGTTTCGATGAACTCTGAAGACAAAAATGTGCCGGGTCCTGCGCTCGCCTGTATATCCAGTAAGTCAACTCTGTAAGCGCCAGTGCTAACAGGCTCCACTACCTTCATAGGCAACAGCTCAGAAGATTGATCGGTTACTGGCATTTCACCTGAAGCAAGCCATTCAGGTCGAACATTCAGAGCTTTTGCTAGCTCTACTGTTCTGCGCGAGCCAGAGGCATTGCCTGACGTTAACTTCCAAATACTTGATTGCGACATCCCAACTAATTTAGCCAGGGATGCTTGAGTCATTCCCGCCGCTCTCATGGCTTCCGTAAGCCTATCTGCAAAAGTGTTGTTCGACATAATGATTACTCCAAAAGTTGTTAAAAATTTAGACCAAATGAAGAATCAAGTCAAAAAGTAATTGGCATTCTTGCAAGTAACCACCTTAATCGCTAAAGTAATATTTAATTACTAAGGGGGTTTTATGATTTCAGAGCCTATCGATATAGCAATCAGATGTGCCGGAAGCCAGGGCGCGCTTGCAAAGCAGTGTGGTGTATCGCAAGCAACGGTCTGGAAATGGCGTCATGGGAAAAAAGTTAAGGCCGAGCATGTATTGAAAATTGTGGCTGCAGCCAGTGGCCAAGTAGCTGCATATCAAATCAGACCTGACTTGCCGGAGCTATTCCCAAAGCCAGAGAAAGAGCAGTGATATGGCACTTGATTACCAACCGGTTGATATGCCCGTTGCTTTTAGCCAGGCCGATGCCGATTGGATCAAGCAGCAGTTACTGAGCCTGACGCCAGCAGCACGACAAAAAGCCATTCAGCGTTATGCAGCTGTGTATCAGGAATCGTTCGAAGCCGAGCCCGTTTCATACCGCAAGGAGAACCGGGCAAGGCATGAAGCAAATATGCGGCTTCGCCTGTTTGTGAGAAATCACGGCAGGGCTTTACAGGGGTATACCGCCGAACCTCCCCTGGCCGGAACGCCACCGCGTTCCTGATTGTTGCGGGTTTAAAGGTACCCGGACAAAAGCAGGCTTAAAGGTGCCTGTCAGGTTGGCAACCCACTAACTCAATTCCCCGTATGTACTAGGTAAGTAGTACGTTTTTATGGGGAAGAGGGAAAGGGGGGTAAGGGGGGATTGGGTGTAGGGGTAGGAACAGGGTCTTTTCCAACAGGAGAGATCCATTGGTTAAGTAGATCACTGTCTTAAGGGCGCAATTTATAAAACGCCCGTATCAGCAAGCCAGTACAAGGCGCTCAGGCGCTGAGAAACAAAAAGGGTTCTTTCTGGAAGAGTGATTTTTCAGGGGAGCTGAATCAGAAGGGAGGCTGGCAGCCTTTGGGGAGGCCACCAGCCATGTGAGGGGGAATCCATGAAAACCACATCACAGAATTATTATCTCATCACCGCGGGGTCCGCACAATGCAGCTGACGATCACACCGAATTTTGCACAGGAACGAGCACTTAACCAGCTGCGCCGTAACTGGAAGGATACGCAAACCTTCATGGTGTACTCGCCGACGGGCAGCGGTAAAACAGGACTGGCCGCCTTCATCGTTGCCGGGTTCGTCAGTCGTGGAATGCGGGTAATGTTTTGCGCGCCTTACCAGATCCTCATTACCCAAACAGCAAACCGTTTTGTGGAGTATGGGTTGCCGGGTGATGAAATCGGCTATGTATGGGCGGATCACCCAAACTACGATCCTACCCTCAAAATACAAATCGCCAGCGCCGATACGCTTATTCGTCGTGTGTTCCCTGACAATATCGATCTGCTGATTATCGACGAAGCGCACCTGCGCAAAAAACGCATCCTGCAGGATATCGAACGCCTGCGTGAAAAAGGCGTGAAAGTGATCGGCCTGTCGGGGACACCGTTTTCCCCGTTCCTGGGCAAATACTATGACCGACTGATTAAGCCAACCACCATCGGCGAGCTGATCCAGCGCGGCGACCTGAGCAAATACGAATTTTACGCGCCCACAAAGCCGGATCTGAAGGGGGTTAAAACCTCTCCGTCCCTGCAGTACGGTACCGACTACAACGAGGCGCAGCTGGCGGAGATCATGTGCGGTTCCACGCTGGTGGGCGATATCGTCCAAAACTGGCTGGAGAACGGCCGGGACCTGCCGACAATCGCGTTCTGCGTCAACGTAGACCACGCTAATTTTCTGACTATTCAGTTTAACCAGGCTGGCGTAAATGCAGAGGTTATGACTGCAGATACGCCTGCGGAAGAACGCCAAACCATCATTCACCGCTTCGAAACTGGCGCCACAAAAATCATCGTCAGTGTAGGGGTGCTGGTTGCCGGGTTCGACAGCGATGTTCGCTGCATCATCTACGCCAGGCCAACTAAGAGCGAAATTCGCTGGCTGCAGGCGCTCGGGCGTGGCTTGCGCACCGCTCCGGGTAAAGAGTCCTGCCTCATCTTCGATCACAGCGGAACCGTGCACCGCCTGGGTTATCCGGACTCTATCGAATATGACGATCTTCCGGGTAAATCAGACGGGATGGAGGAGGGCGCGCGCCGCGCAGCTGAGGAACGAGCAGAAAAGCTGCCTCACGAATGCTCGCAATGCCACTTCATGAAGCCTGCTGGCGTCTATGTCTGCCCTAAATGTGGCCACAAGCCGCTGGCCGGCGAGGACATTGATACCGACACCGGGCGAAAACTCAAAAAACTTGGGGGCGAGCAGCGCCAGCCGACGAAGGAAGAGAAACAAGCCTGGTGGAGTCAGATCAAATTCTATCAACGCCAGCGCGTATCGCTGGGGAAAAAGCCTGTCAGCGATGCCTGGTGTTCTCACACCTTCCGCGAACGTTTTGGGGTATGGCCGAACGGCCTGAGCGATTACCCGATGGACATCACTCCGACAGTCTCAAACTTCATTAAGCACAAGCGGATCAGCTTCGCTAAACGAATCGAAGCTCAGCAGCGCCAGCAGGCACAGACAGAAGAGCAGCCTACCCAGGAAAGAATTCAGCAGGCGCTTAATCGCGTCAGTGATATCAGACAGCAGTTAGGAAAACGAGCATGAAAACGGTAGAAGCAGCAAAAGGCCATTGGGCCATGATTTTTGAGCATTACGGTCTGCCGCCGATCACCGGTAAAAATCACTTCAAGGGGAAGTGCCCGCTGTGTGATTCGATTGGAAAGTTCCGTATCGATGACCGTGACGGAGCTGGAACATGGATCTGCACCTGCGGCAGTGGTGATGGTATCAAGCTGGTGACCCAAACCCAGGGAAAACCATTTAATGAGGTTTGCCGCGAAATTGATGAGCTGATTGGCAATACTTTCCGCCGCGAAAGTATCCCTAAAACCAGCAACGCTGGCAGCCTGCGTAAAAGAGTGCTGAGCAAATTTGCAAAACTGGCGCCGCTGCGAGGATCTTCTGGAGCCGACTATCTCAATGCGCGCGGCATTTACCAGCTTCCTCAAGAGGCTATCAGGTTTAACGACAAGGAACGCTACGGAGGGAAGGTTTTTCAGTCGCTGTATTCGCTCGCCACAGATGACAAAGGAGAACTTTGCTATCTGCACAGAACTTTGCTGGACGGTAATCGGAAAGCTCAGCTGAAGGATTCAGTTGGTGCAAAACGCCAGAAATCTCTTCAGGAAGAGAGCTATCTGGATCACGCTCGTTCAGTTGCTATCCGGATGTTCCCGGTCGCCAGCACGCTTGGCATTGCGGAAGGTATCGAAACCGCTTTGTCATGCAAGCAACTCTACAAAGTAAACACATGGGCAACCATGACCAGTGGATTCATGAAGAAATTCCGTGTGCCAGCTGGCGTGAAGAACTTCATCATTTTTGCAGACCGTGACATCAACAGTGCTACCGGTTTAGCGGCTGCTATGGAATGTGCTCATGCCAATTTGCTTGCAAAAAATGACCTGGAAAGAATCAGCATTTACTACCCCGATAACGGGGACTTCAACGACATGCTCATGAACGGCGATCAGGTTCGTGAGTTGGTTTTCTACAAAAAGGCGGCTGCGTAATGCGTACAGACAACATCGAACATAAAGCACTATTCACCATCCCGGCGGCAGCTCACAGCACCACCCTGGCAAATATCAAGCCGCTGCCAGCTCAACGGAAAATCACCGGACATAAGCAGACGGATGCTTATCTCTGGGTGCTGGAGGTGATCCGGCTGAACGAACCCGCACACCTGGACGCAGCCGAAGCTGCGCTGGAGAAAATTGAAATCTCCCCAAAAGAGGCCGAGAAACGTTACTCAAGTTACCTGCTGGCAAGCGGGGCCGATCCTTTCCAGGTTGCTTTCGGTACCATCGGCATGGATAACCCGGCCCAGGCAATCAAGAACGCCCGGGAGGACATCAAAAAAGCAGCATCCGTCAGGGCCACGTTCGGCAGCTATGAGGCAGCTCTCGAAGATGTGGAGGCCGAGCGAGCAATCAAGTCTTCCTCGAAATTTATCGACGAGCACCTTTGGGGATGGACTCCGGCCGAGAAGAAAGCTGGCAGCATTAACGGCAGCCGTATGAACGAAATTGATGAACAGCGCCGGGCATTTGTTGAAGGCTATCGTGATGTACTGCCAGAGCCTAATACGCTTTCTGACGTTGTTCGTGAGTTTGTTTACTGGGAATGGCTCTACAGCGTTCGTCACACTGCAACTAAAGAACAGGGCTATGAATTTGGTTACTCCGAGCATCACGAGTCCGTATATGACCGCGAGCGCTACCTTGAAAAATTGCTGGCAACCATCAAACCAGTGACGCGCGTCGAAGCCGTGGAGGTATGTCGCTGGTTTATGGAAAGCGGAAAGGGGGAATACATGGATAACGGCGGCGAGGCGGTCATTCTTAATCTGGTAGGGGAGTGCGATCAATGAAACTGGAAGCAGCACTCAAACATTTTAGTCCTCAGGGAATGCACATCAGCGACGACGTGAAAGGAACTTCTCCGGATCGCCTTACAGGAACAGATGTAATGGCGGCAATTGGCACCACCAGCAGCCGTGCGCGCTTCGGACTGGCGGCGTTCTTCGGTAAAGCGGGAATCAGCAAAACGGATGAACAGCTCGCAGTTCAGGCGCTGGCGCGATATGCGATGGATGTCGCACCGAAGAATGTTCGCAAAGCAGCTGGTGGGCAGTTCGGATGGTGCATGCAGATGTTGGCACAATTTGCCTTTGCTGATTATTCACGTTCGGCGGCTACAAGCGTGACGTGTCACAGCTGCAGTGGTACCGGACGAACAACCCGCGAACAGATTACCCGCAAGGTTTCGTACCCATGGGGTAAAGCTCCATACTGGGCCTGCCGCTCTCGTGCTGTTCGACCGTCTGACTGGGAGCAGTGGATGGAGGTAACAGAGGTTGTACCGGCGGTCTGTGATGCTTGCGAAGGCAAGGGAACGATCAGCGCCCGTTGTCGTTGCGGCGGTAAAGGCGAGGTTCTAGACCGCAAGGCCACAAGCGAGCGCGGCGCGCCGGTGTTTAAAACCTGCGAGCGCTGCAGCGGAAATGGATTTTCTGCGGTGCCGTCTACCGCAGCCTATAAAGTGATACTGAAGCGCGTTCCGGATCTGCACGTCAGAACATGGACTCGCAACTGGAAACCGTTTCTTGAGGCGCTGGTAAGCATTTGTCAGCAGGAGGAGGGAAACGCCGCAAGAGAATTTCAATCTGCAACCAGTTTAGGCGAAGAAGGTGACGAAATTTAGCATTATTACGACATAAGGCTTGATTTTGTCCGAAGTTGTCGTGTATGCTTCTAATCATGCGGAGTAACGCCTGAAAGATTTCAACAATAAGCCCCTTGCGGGGCTTTTTTATGGCAGCGAGTTAACGAAAGAACTGAAAAGGGCCTTATCTTTATTGCTAATTGATTTTTTCAAATGTAGTTGATGATTTAAAGGTTTAAAGTTTTCCTTTGTGAGATATATACATGCTTTCTCAAAACGATCCTGAAGGAATTGAAATCTTTCATTCAGCCTGGAAACTTTTAATCCTAATGACATGACCTTCTTCTCAGGAATATCGTCAGGATTGCAATTATTGAGTTCTTCCAGCACAAGGCGAATATCTCTTTCGAAGATTAGCGCTATGTTATAATCGTTGAGGAGGCATTCAGGATTACGAACAATGCCAATTACTTCGTCGATGAATTGTGGTTTTACATTATCCTCAGCATTTTCATCTTCGTTATCGGAAGGTTTTTGAGACATAACATTCGACAACTGCATTTCTTCCTTGGTTTTCCTTCTGGGAAGTAAAACTTTTCCATCTCCTAAAGCAGCCATACGTTTCAAAGCTTGACTCCCGGCTCGGCCAACTACTTTAGAATCTCTTAAATCTAAAATTTTATGTGCGACCCATTCTAATGATGGTTCACTGGCTTCGATTTTGGCTTTTGCTTGGTAATGGAGAAAAATATTTTTCTTGGCTTCCTTGAGGGCTGTTAGATATCTGTGGAAATTTGCCTTTTTCTCGAGGTCAGTGGCTAGGTTTTCAAATGCTATACCGAAGACTTTTGTACCGCAAACGTGACCCAGGTTCGTCTCCAGACCATCCTCAGTAAGAACAAGAAACCCTTTTTTATGGCCTGTTCGACAGCTCGACTTGCCACACGGGATTTCTTCCGGGAGGTCATCATAATAACCAAAAACATCGGATAATTGTTGATCGGTCAGTTCCAGCCTGGAATGATAGCTTTCCCGAGCTTGAATTTCTGTCCAGTCATTAATGCGATCAAAGCTATTGCCGTTTTTAATAAAAATCATATCTTCCCTTGCTCTGGTTAGATTGAAAGCACTGCCGCTTGATATTTAACCATTTCCCTGATTGTTTTTCATCATAAAACCATATTATTGCAAGGGTAGTTTTACCTATGTATCTTCTTGCTCCCGGCCCTTTAGCTCAGTTGGTTAGAGCGTGCGACTCATAATCGCCCGGTCGCTGGTTCAAGTCCAGCAAGGGCCACCAGACCGCCACTAGCTCATCGGGAAGAGCGGCAACCCAGGTGTTGTGGTACGGGGTTCGAGGCTCCGGTGGCGGACCACTGCCGACTTAGCTCAGTAGGTAGAGCAACTGACTTGTAATCAGTAGGTCACCAGTTCGATTCCGGTAGTCGGCACCATATGCGGGCATCGTATAATGGCTATTACCTCAGCCTTCCAAGCTGATGATGCGGGTTCGATTCCCGCTGCCCGCTCCAGTTTAAGCTTTTCGGTCTGCGATGATGGGGTCCCCGGAGTGACTGAAAAGCGACCTAGTTTTGAATGGGCGCTGCTTTTTGCAAAATTGCTGTGTGAAAATGCTGACCTTTGGGTTCAGCGCTCATCCAAAAGCATCTCGTTAAAATCCAGTTAACCTCGGGTGGTTTGTTGGGTGAGGTGCCTCAAATTCAAATAGCCTCGCTTCGGCGAGGTTTTTTCATTTGTAAGACAACCATCAGGAAGCAATGGCTTAATCTCATTGACTGCAGGAATAAGTTCGGCGTAATTTATTTCTGTGGTGAATCCTTTCTAAGCGAAAGGGCGTTCCAGCCAACTGCTATCTGCAGGTATGCGCGCGACTTTGCTGGCTGGAGTAGAGTCACCGGGAGGCACCCGGCACCATGACAACTACAATACAAGTTTCAAATTCCTTGAGAGCCTGCCATTAAACGCAGGCCTTTTTTTATGGTTTTGCAAACTGCTGCTACGCTTTGAGTTGTGGGAAGTAACTGAATGCCCGGTAGTTCTCCTGGACCGATAGTGAATCAGCCGATACAGCTTCACCTCTGAGCATAAGTCTTACTCACACCTACCTTACAAATAGTCAACTCATTAGCCCGCTATCAAAAGCGGGCTTTTTTTATTTCAGGCTCCGGGAACCATCATCGACATGACTGCTTGTTAAATCGTCCCGAGGGCCTGAACCAACTACACACGGAATAAATATGTCTGAGACCTTCACTATCGTAGGCGTTGGTCTTACATCGTCATCAGTCGGTGTAACCTTTGCCACGCTGTTTCCGGAGGCGACTCCAGCAGTGATGCTCGGATCACTCGCCGGAACGGCGCTATACGTTCTGACCTCAGATCCCCATCAACTCTGGAAGCAGGCTATCTTTGCGCTGATATCTTTTATCAGTGGCGTGTTCTTCTCCGTGCCCATGGCGAAAATCATGGCCGGAATCATCAACACGCCGTTAAGCCTGATGAAGCCACCGGCCAGCATTGAGGTATCGCCAGCTGTCGGTGCAATTGTCACTGCTTCCATTTCCGTGGCAGTCCTGCTGCGTATTCTCCGCAAATCAAAAAGCGGGAAGATGCCTGGGCTGGGGGAGGAAGATAAATGACATGGCAGCTTCTTCTGATGGATGCAAACGCCATAGTTTGCCTGTTAATCATGGTCAGGCTGATGTTTTTCCGGAAAGAGGGAAAGCGTCATCGCCTGAGTGTCGCTGTGCTGGCCTATCTGGTCATCCTTGCCGCCGGATTCAACGCCTTCAACATTCTGCTCGGCCATTACGTACAGGTTAACCTCGGCGATCTGCTGCTTAACTCCGTCATCTGCATGGCGGTGTGGCTGGCACGTGGGAACCTGGCGAAGGTCGTCATTACGGAGTAGTCCATGCAAACCAGCGAAAAGGGCATCGCCCTGATTAAAGAGTTCGAAGGCTGTAGACTCGCCGCCTACCAGGACAGCGTCGGCGTATGGACGATCGGCTATGGCTGGACTCAACCTGTCGATGGGAAACCAATCCGCGCCGGGATGACGATTAAGCAGGAAACAGCAGAGCGCCTGCTGAAGACCGGGCTGGTTAGCTACGAGAGCGACGTATCCCGCCTGGTGAAAGTTGGCCTGACTCAGGGGCAATTCGACGCCCTGGTATCGTTCACGTATAACCTCGGAGCCCGGTCACTGTCGACATCGACTCTTCTGCGAAAACTCAACGCCGGTGATTACACTGGCGCAGCCGATGAGTTCCTGCGCTGGAATAAGGCTGGTGGCAAAGTCCTGAACGGCCTGACCCGTCGCCGGGAGGCAGAGCGGGCTCTGTTCCTGTCGTGATTGGCGCGCTGGTTAAACGTTACTGGTTGCAGCTGATGGTAGTGGCGTTAATCGGTGTGCTGGCGTTCTTCGTGAACCACTACCGCGACAACGCCATCACCTACAAAGACCAGCGCGATAAAGCGACGGTCAGGGCCGACACATCTGAGGCGATCACCAACAACGTGATCACCACGATGAACCTCATCCGTGACATCTCACAGGCTACCCAGAATGCAAAGAACGAACTGGCCAAAAAAGGCGAGACGCGCATTGTCTACATCAGGCAGGCGCTTGAAGGCGATCCGTGCGCTAACCAGCTTGTTCCTTCTGCCGCTGCTGACAGCCTGCGGGAATACGCAGACAGTTTACGTCCCGGCTCCAGTGGTTCCGATAAGCGCTGACCTGACAGCAGACACGCCGATCCCCGGAATGGCTATTCCGTTCACGTGGCAGGCAAGTCTTGAGTTAAACGCTCAGCTCTATACGGCGCTGGGGCAGTGCAATCTGGATAAAGCGGCAATCCGCAAAATCGAAGAGGAAAGGCAGCATGCAAAATAGTCAATGTACTCAGGGTTTCGATAACCCATCCAAGTTCCGCGAGGAATGGGATAAGCAGACCCAAGGGAAATAGAGCCTCATCCATGAGGCTCTGACACAGTCTCTCCTCTGGACTTTAAACGTAGAAAACTCGTTTAGTCTCGCAACGACAGGTGTTTACTGAGCGTCTGTGGTATAAAATATCCTCCTAATTTAAAGGGGGTTTTCATGTTTCAAGTAATCTGCTCTTGGCCTTGGTCAACTATATGGGCGGCGGTATCTGCAATATTTACAGCTGCAACTGCGGGCGTAGCATGGTGGGCAATGCGTGTTTGGCGCCAACAGGAGGCTTTAAAAGCTAAAATGGCTCTTAAAATGGCAGTGGCTGAATATTCAAATGCATTATCACAGCTACCTGTAAACCTTGCCTCTCCGCAAATCCGTATCGAGAAAAGGCCTGAAGTAAGAGATCTAAGAATTAAATTAAATGCCGTTATGAATTCATTTCTTGTATGTGAACACATGCTGGAGAGATATCCACGTGTAGTCAGTTGCTGCCGTTCTTTGCCTGAGACCCACAAAGAATACGTTATGGGAAGGGATAACAATATCCAGGTGAAATACATTTGCCACCTTCTTCTTTCGCAACCATTTGTTTTTAAATAAAAGCGTGATTATCAGGCACTACAAGATAAATAGATTGGCTTATCAATAGCTAAAACCATCTTAAACGTTAATTTTCCATTACGCTGACAGCCCCAATATATCCTCTTATCCTCTACGGGTGATAAATATTAACCATCCCCTATAGGGGATAAAATGATCTTTGCAGTAGCGTAACTCCTCTTTGCGCATCGCACGCGCACATCAAAGAAAGTCTTTCAGCTGTGAGCCTGGGCAAACCGTTAACTTTCGGCGGATTTGCCGTGCGACAGGCTCACGCCTAAAAGGAAATAAATCATGGGTCAGAAAATTATTACGTTGTCCGGCGCGGCGACGGATGTTCTGTATGCGCTGTTTTTCCGTGGCGCGCTTCAGTCTGGTGACCTGCCAGCTAAATCTGGTGCCGCTGAGCTTCGAGAGTTGGGATTCGCTGAAACACGCCATACCGCGACGGAGTATCAAAAGGAAAATTATTTCACCTTCCTGACTGCTGAAGGGCAGGAGTTTGCAATTAAGCACCTGGCAAATACTCGCTTTGGTGTGAAGCAGTATTGCAGCGCAATAAATATTGGCGTTGAGCTCGACACCACAGACGCACAAAAGGCTCTTGATGAACTGGACGACAAAATCCGTAGTAGCGATGCATTTAAAGTTTTGAACGGTGGATGGTCTTTCGAAAAAAGTGGTAGGCTGATTATTAATAACGGCCAGGTGTTCGTCACCGATGCGAAGATAGGCGATGGCGTATTATCTACGAACTATAGCGTGAAGCTGAATATCAACAATGATGGCAAAGAGCACGCTGCCGGTATGGCCGTTGGTGTTGAAGGGGACCAGAGCAAGGTAGTGTTTGAGGCTGATCGCTTTAAGGTGCATGACGCCGTTCAATCAATCATCGGAAACGCCGTTGTATCAGCCACGAAGACGAAGATTAGGCTTGGTGATGAGATGAAGCAGGCCGTCATTGATGCCGTGCGTGAAAGCGATTTGTTCGCATCCCTCCAGGCAAATATTGATGCGCAAGCAGCGTCAGTAGCCAGCCTGCAACAGGCGGTGCACGATGCGGTGAACGATGCCCTCCGCAATGCACTCAAGCCTGGCGGCATCCTCTGGAATACACGGTCGAGTGGACTCTGAGGGAGGATGTATGCGTATCACTGTTTTGGATGACGATCCTGGGCGGAAAATTAATCTCGCTCAGGAAAGATATAAAGTCTATATCGATGGCGTTGAAGTTAAGCACGTATTCACTGCTGATGATGAAAGAGGCGAGGTAATTGCCGCCGTGACCGATGAGCGCGGATACATTACAGCGGAGTACGGCGAAGTGAAGCGGCAGACGCTTTACGGAAAAGTCACCATTAAGCGCCAATAATTCCCGATGGAGAAATTATGCAGGTCACTATTGATGGTGTCCCGTTTGTGCCTGCCTGCGCTTCAGCGTCACGGATTGGCATTGCCATTACTACCCACAACCGGCCAGACGTTTTAAACCGCGCCATTGAGCAGCACATTAAACATCTGCCAGCCGGGGCGCTGGTGGTGGTTATCGACGACGGCTCTAAACCTGTCGCAGTAGTACCTGACTGCGTGCAGCTGCTTCGCCATGAAACATCACTCGGCATTGTTGCTTCGAAGAACGCCAGCCTGTCAGCACTGATGGATGCCGGGTGTGAGCATCTTTTTTTATGGGATGATGACGCCTGGCCTATCGCTGATAACTGGCACCTCCCTTACATCCAATCACCAGAGCCGCACCTGGCTTACCAGTTTCTCGATCTGGCTGGCCGCAACAAGCTGAATGACCTTTCGGTGCTTTACTGTGACGATCAGCATGTGGCGTATACCGGGCAGCGCGGCGTGATGCTGTATTACCACCGCAGTGCCATCGAGAAGGTGGGCGGATTCGATCCGGTTTATGGTCGCGGCATGTACGAACACAGCGATCTCGCCCTGCGGATTTATAACGCTGGCCTCACGACGTGGGCTTACGCTGATATCGTCGGTTCAGAAAAGCTGATTCATTCTCTCGATGAGCATGAAGCGGTGGAGCGATCAGTGCCGCGTCCCGACAGACAGGCGCTGGTGGAACGTAACGTGAAGATCCACAACGAACGGCGTGATGCCGGGTTTACTGGTTACGTTGAATACCGCCAGCAGCGCGACGTGGTTATCACAACGCTGCTCACCAGCCAGCCTGACCCGCAGCGCGGCACGAGAATGGTGGCCTCGCCTGACATGCTGAGCAAATGGGCGGCCTCGCTTCGCCAGTGTGGGCGTATAGCGCTGGTGGATGAATTACTGACGGCCCCGGCCGATGTTGAGCTGTATCTCGTACCTGACGTGAAGATGAATGTCTACTTCCGTCGCTGGCTGCACATCTGGCAGCACCTGCGAGAACACCCTGAATACCGGTTCGTCTGGTGTACCGATGGTACCGATGTCGAAATGCTTCGCGCGCCGTGGGAAGAAATGGAAGCCGGAAAGGTGTATGTCGGTTCAGAACCAAAGACCTACGCCGATACCTGGGCAAAGCAGAATCATCCTGAGCGTATCTATCAGGAGTTCATTGAAGCGCACCGCAATAATGTGATGCTTAACGCTGGTCTTCTGGGTGGCAGCCGTGCTGATGTAATGGCGTTCGCTCACGGCATCATCCGTCTTTACTACCGGATCGAGAGTTATCGTTTCTGGAAGAAAGAACAGGCTGGCGCCGCGGTGGGCGATATGCTGGCGTTCGGCATTGTTGCTAAATCGTTTGGCGATCGCATTGTCACCGGCCCGCGCATCCACACTATTTTTAAGTCCGATGGTGTCGGTAAAGAGTACGCTTTCTGGCGCCATAAATAATTTCATTATCCTGAAAATCCTTTAACCGGGAGGCATTGTCATGGCCGCAAGAAAGACGATTGAAGAGAGATTTTGGATAAAGGTTGATAAAAAAGGTGAAGAAGATTGTTGGTGCTGGTGTGCCGCAACAGTGAAGGGCGGTAGCGGAGAAAGAAAGTTAACTTATGGGGTTATTGGTACAGATCGAAATGCCTCTGGTAACCCAAAGGTTCTTTTAGCCCACCGGGTTTCTTGGGAATTGCAGAATGGGCCAATACCGGAAGGTAAGTATATAGACCATATCTGTCACAACACCTTATGTGTAAACCCTCATCACCTCCGACTTGTATCACCAAAGCAAAACGCTGAGAACCAATGTGTTGTTGATTCCCGCTCAACATCTGGATATCGCGGCGTATCGTGGAATAAACAAAAAAACAAATGGCTTGCTTACTGCAATCATGAAGGAAAGGGTTATCACGCTGGGTTCCATGAAACAGCAGAGTTGGCAGCTGAAGCTGCACGTCGAGCCCGCAACAAGGTGTTTACCCATAATGATGCAGACAGAGATTAAGTTTGTTGTGGTTGGCCATCACTCTCGCTTAGGTCATGCGCAACGTCTTGCCGCATTGCTGGATGCTCATCTGCTTATTGATGACGGTGACCACGGTGCGAACTGGAATCATCGCCGCGCGCTTGAGTGGGCTGCCTGCCAACCATGCCGGTTAGTGGTGCTGGAAGACGACGCGATGCCCGTTCCTTGTTTTGCCGAGCTGGTGGTCGACTGGCTAACCCGCTTTCCTAACGACATGCTGAGCTTTTATCTCGGTACCGGCCGACCGCCTCAGTATCAGATGCAGATAGCCGAACGGCTGATTGTTGCTGATAAGACTCAGGCTGAATACATCACGCTGCCGCGACTGATACACGGGGTGTGCTATAGCGTACCTCCGCAACAGATTAACCTCGTGTTGTCTCGATGGGATAGCAGTAAGCCAGCCGACTATGCAGTGGGTGATGCTTATGGCGGCGCAGTGGTCTATCCGTGCTACTCGCTGGTGGATCATGCAGATGGTGAACCGGTTGAACGTCACCCTGACTCAGCACCACGAACAGAACGCCGCCGGGCGTGGAGGTTAGCCTGATGCCTGCGTTAATACCGAGAGCATGCCGCAAGCGTGGCTGCTCTGGCACAACCACCGATCGCTCAGGCTATTGCTTTAAGCATCTTAACGAAGGCTGGCAGCAGCATCAGCGAGGACAGAGCAGGCATCAGCGCGGTTATGGCAGTAAGTGGGACAGGCTGCGCCCAATCGTTCTCGACAGGGATAAACACCTCTGTCAGGAATGCCTGAGAAATGGAAGGTATACACCCGCAGAGACGGTGGACCACATCACCGCCAAAGCAAATGGGGGGACCGATGACCTTTCCAACCTCGAAAGCCTCTGCAAGCCCTGCCACAGGGCGAAAACAGCGGTCGAAAGGCTCAAATGAAATCAATTCTCATTTGAGTCGGCCGAGGGGGAGGGCGGGTTGAAAGTTCAGGAACGACGCGCCAAAGGACCGCCGCCTAACCTCTTTTCACATCGCCGCAGGTTAGAAAACTTTTTTTAGGGGTCCCCCATTCGATGATTAATAGGAGTTTTCGATTATGTCTGGACCACCGAAAACCCCGACCCATCTACGTTTGGTGAGGGGTAACCCATCAAAACGCCCGATCAATGAGAACGAACCAAAACCCGCTGCAGGGGTACCCCCAACGCCGAAGCATTTCGACAAGCAGGGGAAATACTGGTTTAAGCGGATGGCCGATGAGCTCGATGCTATCGGTGTGATGTCCCAACTGGACGCCAGAGCCCTTGAGTTGCTGGTTGAGGCATATACCGAATACCGTCACCACTGCGACACGCTTGAAATTGAGGGGTACACCTACCGGACCGAAACGCAGAGCGGGGATGTGATGATCAAAGCTCACCCGGCGGCCATCATGAAAGCTGATGCCTGGAAACGTCTTCGCGCCATGCTCGGAGAGTTCGGGATGACACCAGCCAGCCGCTCGAAAGTGAATGCAAAAGGTCCTGATGCGGTTGATCCGCTGGCCGAGTTTATGAAAGCGAGGGATTAATGGCTAAGGTTGCAGAAGGCATCCGCTACGCCGAGAGGGTCGTTGCCGGGGAAATAATTGCCTGTGAGTTTGTGCGCCTTGCCTGTCAGCGTTTTCTTGACGATCTGGCACACGGCGAAGAGCGCGGAATTTACTTTAGTGAGCCGCGCGCGCAGCACATTCTGAATTTCTATAAGTTTGTTCCTCACGTAAAGGGCGCGCTGGCAGGCCAGCCTATTGAGCTGATGGACTGGCATGTTTTCATCCTGATTAATATTTTTGGTTTTGTTATCCCGCTGGTTAACGAAGAAACGGGAGAAACCGTCCTGCGTAACGACGGCAGCGGTCGTCCGGTGATGGTTCGGCGCTTCCGTACTGCAGATGTTGAGGTGGCCCGTAAAAATGCCAAATCAACACTTTGCTCTGGCGTTGGGCTTTATATGGCCGGGGCCGACGGCGAGGGCGGTGCGGAGGTTTATTCCGCCGCTACCACCCGTGACCAGGCGAGAATTGTTTTTGAAGATGCGAAGAATATGGTCAAGAAGGCGAAAGCCACTCTTGGGCGGCTCTTCGAATTCAACAAGCTCGCTATCTACCAGGAGCAAACGGCATCCAAATTCGAGCCATTATCATCAGATGCGAACAACCTCGACGGCCTGAACATCCACTGCGCCATTGTCGACGAGCTGCATGCACATAAAACCCGTGATGTATGGGACGTTCTGGAGACGGCAACCGGCGCGCGCCTGCAGTCGTTGCTTTTCGGTATCACCACCGCCGGATTTAACAAAGAGGGTATCTGCTACGAACTGCGTGATTACGCCATCAAGGTTCTGCGTGGGCTGGTAAAAGACGATACGTTTTTTGCCATCATCTACACATTAGATGAAGGTGATGATCCCTTTGATGAAAAAGTCTGGCAGAAGGCAAATCCGGGGCTGGGTATCTGTAAGCGCTGGGATGATCTCCGCCGCCTGGCTAAAAAGGCGAAAGAGCAGGTTTCGGCCAGGATTAACTTTTTCACCAAGCACATGAATATCTGGGTTACGGCTGAGTCTGCCTGGATGGACATGATGAAATGGGAGAAATGCGAGTTTATCGCTCCGCAGCACGAACTTAAAACCTATCCCTCCTGGGTGGGCGTAGACCTTTCAAACAAAATTGATATCTGTGCGGCCGCCAAAGTATGGCGCGCGCCAGGTGGACACGTTCATGCGGATTTCAAATTCTGGCTGCCGGAGGGACGCCTTGAGAAATGTTCGCGCCAGATGGCAGAGCTTTATCGTAAGTGGGCTGAGCTGGACAAGCTGATCCTTACCGACGGGGATGTAATCGACCATGCTCAGATTAAGGAAGAGCTGCAACAGTGGGTTGCTGGTGAGAGCCTGAAAGAAATTGGATTCGACCCGTGGAGTGCCACGCAGTTCAGCCTCGCGCTGGCAGAAGAAGGGTTGCCGCTGGTGGAAGTGCCGCAGACGGTTCGCAATTTCTCTGAGGCGATGAAAGAGGTCGAAGCACTGGTATACGGTGGCCGCTTCCATCACAGCGATCACCCGGTAATGAACTGGATGATGTCAAACGTAACCGTCAAACCTGACCGGAACGAGAACATTTTCCCGAACAAGTCCACACCAGAGGCCAAGATTGATGGCCCGGCGGCATTGTTCACAGCAATGAGCCGCGTTCTGGTTAACGGTGGCAACGACCAGCAGGATCTCTCCGGATTCTTCAATAATCCCATCATGGTAGGTTTCTGATGAAAAAAAACAAACAGCCAGGCAGGGTGAAAAGCGCTCTGCTTAACTGGCTTGGTGTGCCTATCAGCCTGACTACCGGCACGTTCTGGGAGGAATGGTTTGGCACCAGCAGCAGCGGAAAGGTAGTCACGGCCGATAAAGCCATCCAGCTATCGGCTGTGTGGGCATGCGTAAGACTGTTAAGCGAGTCTATTTCAACCCTTCCGCTGAAAATATACGTTCGACAGCCTGACGGTTCGCGTAAAGCGGCAACTGATCATCCGGCCTATTCGATACTGTGCCGCCGACCCAATTCAGAAATGACACCATCACGCTTTATGTTGATGGTGGTCGCCAGTATTTGCCTGCGCGGGAACGCCTTCATTGAGAAGAAATTCATTGCAAACCGCCTGGTTTCGCTGGTGCCTTTACTGCCGCAGAACATGGTGGTTAAACGTCTCACTACCGGGGCGCTGGAATACAAATACACTGAAAACGGAAACGAGCGCGTCATTCCGGTCAAAAACATCATGCACATTCGCGGTTTCGGTCTGGACGGTGTTTGCGGCATGATGCCGATGAAGACTGGCCGGGATGTGATCGGTTCAGCAATGGCCGTTGAAGAGTCCGCGGCGAAGATATTCGAGCAGGGTCTGCAGAGCTCAGGTTTTCTCTCCGCTGATAATGCGCTGACAGACGATCAACGTGAAAGACTTCGTGGCTATATGGCATCATTCACCGGCTCCAAAAACGCCGGAAAAATTATGGTTCTTGAAGGCGGCCTGAAATATCAGGGCGTGACCATGAACCCGGAAGATGCTCAGATGCTCGAAAGCCGCGCATTTAGCATTGAGGAGATCTGCCGCTGGTTTCGCGTGCCGCCTTTCATGGTTGGTCATACCACGAAACAAAGCAGCTGGGCATCCAGCCTGGAAGGTATGAACCTGCAGTTTCTGACTCATACACTTCGACCGCTGCTGGTGAACATTGAGCAGGAAATTGGCCGGTGCTTACTCGACAGCGATGATGAAGTGTTTGCAGAATTCTCTGTTGAAGGATTGCTGCGCGCCGACAGCGCGGGCCGTGCCGCTTACTATACCAGCGCGCTTCAAAATGGCTGGATGTCCCGTAATGACGTTCGTCGTCTTGAGAACATGCCGCCAATTGAAGGGGGCGATATTTACACCGTTCAGCTCAACCTGACGCAACTGAAAAATCTCGAAAGCAGCAACCCTGCTGTTCAGGCACTGGCCCTGCGAGAGCTACACAACCACGTATTCCCCGATATTTCCTTTGAACAATCTCCGCTGAAACAGGCCGCTTAGGAGCACTTTCCTGATGAGCAAAAAACAACTTCCGGTTGCACCGGCGGGTCGTCCCTGCGCGCGTGTAACTTGTGAAACTTTACCGTCTGCACTGGACCGCTGGGACGGTGGAATTAAAGCTGCAGCCGCAGACGACAACAGCATTTCTGTTTTTGATGTTATCGGGCAGGACTACTGGGGCGAGGGTGTGACGGCGAAACGCATTGCCGGTGCACTTCGGGCAATGAACGGTGCCGACGTTACGGTGAATATCAACTCACCTGGCGGCGACATGTTCGAAGGTCTGGCAATTTACAACCTTCTCCGCGAATACGAAGGCCGTGTAACGGTGAAGGTGTTGGGCATTGCCGCCAGCGCCGCCTCGATAATTGCGATGGCCGGGGATGATATTCAGATTGGCCGCGGTGCTTTTCTGATGATCCACAACTGCTGGGTATACGCGATGGGAAACCGCCATGATTTTGCAGAACTGGCACAGTCACTGGAACCCTTCGATACCGCTATGGCTGACATCTACGCGGCGCGCTCCGGCCTTGATATGGCCGCCGTGCAGAAGCTGATGGACGCGGAAAGCTATATCGGTGGCAGTGATGCTGTGGTGAAGGGACTGGCAGACAGCCTGCTTTCTGCTGATGCGGTCAGCGACGGCGACGAATCGCCTGCAGCCGCGCTTCGCAAACTCGACGCGCTACTGGCTAAAACCAACACCCCGCGCTCTGAGCGCAGAAAACTCATTAAAGCCTTATCCGGTGGCATGCCTGGCGCTGTCACCACCAACGACGGTACGCCGGGCGCTACCGAAGATATCAAACCTGAAACCCTCAATTCACTTGAAAGCGCTCTTGCGGCGTTAGTCAAATAAGGACCCTTTATGTCTGAAGTAAACGAAATTCTGAAAAAAGTCACTGCCAGCATTGAAGAGGCAACCGGCAAATTCAACGCGAAAGCAGAAGACGCACTTAAAGAGGCACAGAAGTCAGGCAGGCTGTCAGAAGAAACAAAAGCAGCCGTTGATAAAATGGCTTCTGAGTTCAATGCGCTGCGTGAAGCTGAAAAAACCCTGAAGGCCGCAATGGGCGAACTGGAGCAACATGTTGCCCAGATGCCGCTGGCAAACGCGAAACAGGTTGTCGAGTCCGTTGGCCACCAGGTGATCTCCGCTGAAGCCCTGAAAACCTTTGCTTCCAGCGTGGAAGGCGGTAAGCGCATCAGCATCCCGGTTAAGGCTGCCCTGACTTCGGTGGATGTGCCTGATGGTGTTGTAGAGCCACAGCGCCTGCCGGGTATTGATACGGCACCGAAACAGCGCCTGTTCATCCGCGATCTGATCGCTCCAGGCCGTACGTCCTCCTCAGCTATTTTCTGGGTGCAGCAGACAGGCTTTACCAATAACGCGAAAGTGGTTCCTGAAAATACGCAGAAACCATACAGCGAAATTGAGTTCACGCCGAAAATCACTGGCGTCAGCACCATCGCGCACCTGTTCAAAGCCTCAAAGCAGATCCTGGATGACTTCGCACAGTTGCAGTCCACCGTTGATGCCGAAATGCGCTACGGACTGAAGTATGCAGAAGAGCAGGAAATTCTCTTCGGTGATGGTACCGGCGTTCATCTGCACGGCATCGTTCCTCAGGCGTCAGCGTTCAATCCGGCGTTCACTGTCGAACAGCAGAGCGGGATTGACGATCTGCGTCTGGCAATGTTGCAGGCGCAGCTGGCGCGTTTCCCGGCATCCGGTCATGTTCTTCACTTCATTGACTGGGCGCGGATCGAGCTGACCAAAGACAGCCTGGGTCGTTACATTCTGGCGAACCCTGCGGCGCTGACTGGTCCGACTCTGTGGGGCCTGCCGGTTGTTGCAACGGAAGCGGCAGCCTTCCAGGGTAAATTCCTGACGGGTGCTTTCAACGCTGGCGCGCAAATCTTCGACCGTGAAGATGCGAACGTTGTTATCTCCACGGAGAACGCCGACGACTTCGAGAAAAACATGATCACAATCCGTTGCGAGGAACGTCTGGCGCTGGCCGTCAAACGCCCTGAAGCGTTCGTGTATGGCTCCTTCAGCACCGGTGCAGGTAGCTGATAAACACTGCGGCCTTCGGGCCGCTTTTACAGGTGGGAAAATGAAACTGATCGCACTCAAACCGATTTATTTCGGCGGTACCGTCGTTACTGAAGGGCTTCCTCTGGAAACTCTGGAACAGCACGGGCGCGAGCTCATCAAAAAAGGCTATGCGATGCTCGAAGAATCAGAAAATCCTGCAGAGCAGGAACAGCAGCAGGAACAGCAGCAGGAACAGCAGCAGGAACAGCAGCAGGAACAGCAGCAGGAACAGCAGCAGGAACAGCAGCAGGAACAGCAGCAGGAACAGCCGGAAGTAAAAGCGGACAAGAAGGCGAAAAAATAATGGTCGACCTTGATGTGGTGAAACAGCACTGCCGCATTGATACCGACTTTACCGGTGATGATGCCTTGCTGACTTTATACACTGGTGCGGCGGCGCGTTACGTTCAGACATGGACGCGGCGAACGCTCTATGAAAAAGAAGACAGCCCTGGCTACACAGACGACCCGGACCCGATTCTTCTTAATGACGATGTGAAGGCGGCCATGTTACTGCTGATCGGACACTGGTACGCCAACCGCGAATCAGTGGCCGTTGGGCAGACCGTAGCAGAGGTCCCGTTTGCGGTTGAAGCCCTGCTGCAGCCATACCGAATTTACGGAGTGTAGGAGGGATTATGCAGGCCGGAAGACTGAGAGACAGGGTGGTAATTCAGAACATCACAACATCGCGTGATCCTTCTGGCCAGCCTGTTGAAACATGGCGTGACGGTGCAGAAACCTGGGCAGAAGTAAAGGGCATCAGTGGGCGCGAGCTGGTAGCCGCTGGTGCTGAAACCGCAGTCGCCACTATCAGGGTATGGACACGATTTCGTAGCGATATAACTGCTGCGTCCAGACTCCGGGTTATGACTGGCGCGTTCAAGGGTGCCATTTTGAATATCATTGGTCCGCCAATCCCTGACTCTCGCGGTGTTCAGCTCGAAATTCTTTGCAAACAGGGGACCGAAAAATGATTGAGACGAGCCTCGATTTTTCCGGGCTGAATGACATCGCAAAGGATCTGGAGGCGCTTAGCCGCGCTGAAAACAATAAGGTTCTGCGTGATGCCACGCGCGCCGGTGCCGAAGTGCTTAAGGAAGAGGTGATCGCACGCGCACCAGTGCGCACCGGGAAACTGAAAAAAAACGTGGTGGTGGTGACCCAAAAAAGCCGCCGCCGCGGGGAAATTTCTTCCGGCGTCCATATTCGTGGCGTGAACCCGCGCACCGGCAACAGCGATAACACGATGAAGGCGAATAACCCGAGAAACGCCTTTTACTGGCGATTCGTTGAAATGGGAACGGCCAACATGCCGCCACATCCTTTCATTCGTCCCGCGTTTGACGTCCGCCAGGAGCAGGCGACAGAGGTCGCGATCAGGCGCATGAACCAGGCCATTGACGAGGCATTAAGCAAATGACGGAAGACGATCTCTATCCTCTGCTGGAACCGCTGGCCGGAGGGCAGGTTTATCCCTACGTTGCGCCGCTCGGCAGTGACGGGAAGCCTTCAGTCTCTCCGCCCTGGGTAATTTTCTCGATTATTACCGACGTGGCCGCAGACGTTCTTTGCGGTCAGGCTGAATCTGCCGTTTCTGTGCAGGTTGATGTCTATTCCAGCACCATCACTGAAGCGCGCACGATCAGGAATATGGCGCTTGATGCTCTGCAGGTGCTGAAGCCGGAAAGCATTGTGAAAACGCCGGGCTATGAGCCTGATTTGCGCTATCACCGGGCAACGCTCGAATTTCAGGTAACCGTTTAACCTTACCCACCATAACAGACCGCCCCGGCGGTCTTTTTTTATCTGGAGAAACCATGACCAGTAAGTATGAAGTTACAAAGGGGATGACCTTTGCCGTCTCCGACGCACCGGTAACCGCTGAGGATTTTAATGCCTCAGGTTTCCCGGGGGCTGGCATTACCTGGCTGGAAGCGGCCTGTGCAACAAAGGAGATCACCTTCACCGGCGGGCAGAAAGGGGATATAGACGTAACCACGCTTTGCTCAACTGAACAGGAGCAAACCAACGGCCTCGCCGCGCCAGCTGAAATGAGCATTACCCGTAACTGGGTTGGCGATGAAGCAGCACAGGAGGCACTGCAGACCGCTTACGAAAATGACGAACTGCGCGCGCTGCGTGTGGTGTTCCCGTCTGGTAATGGTTTCTACGTGCTGGTGGAGGTACGCCAGAGCTCATGGTCTGCTGCAACATCTTCCGTTGTTGGCGCTACCTATTCTCTGCGTGTACGCGGCAAACCTAAACGCATCTACGCGTCTGGTTCCTGAGCGGCTTCGGCCGCTTTTTTTATCCCTTCGATCATGTAACAAGAGAAAAATGAAATGCCGCAAAAAACATCACAGAATTCATTACGCAACGTGGCGCTTACAGCATCGAAAGCCTATCGCACCAAAGAAGGTATCACGGTCCCTGAATGGGATGGCGCAAAGGTAACGCTGCGTGAACCCTCTGGCGATGCCTGGGTGAAATTCCGGGAGATCGTTAATCCCCAGCTCGCCGAGGGCGAAGAGGCACCGACGCTGACGGAGGCGGAAAAGTTTCTGCGTAACAAAGAGGCTGATGTGGTTCTGTTTATTGACGTTCTGCTGGATGAAAACGGCGAGCGAGTATTCAGCGATGAGGATCAGGAGCAGGTATCTAAAATTTATGGTCCTGTGCACTCCCGCCTGCTGGCTCAGGCCCTCAACCTCGGCATGAGCCAGGAAGAAGCGGGAAAGCCGTAAAGCAGCCGCTGACCTTCTTCCTGATGTCGCTGGCGCTCCGGTTGGGGCGCACTCTCCACGAACTGCGCCAGACCATGACCGCCAGCGAGCTCAAAATGTGGATCGAGTTCGACCGCATCAGTCCGATTGGTGACTGGCGCGCCGATGCTCAGGCGGCGCAGATCTCCGTTGCAATGCTGAACTCTCAGGGTGGGAAATTCACCATTCCTGACGTGATGCTGAAATGGGGTGAGCAGGAAGAAGGCGCTGAAGTCTCTGAACTTGAAGAATGGATGTCCAGTCTTTGATGCCCGCGGCTGCGGGCTTTTTTATGGGTGAAATATGGCAACGCTGCGCGAGCTAATCATCAAAATTTCGGCGAACTCTTCTTCTTTCCAGTCAGAGATCGCCAGAGCGTCCCGCATGGGAACCGATTACTACCGCACTATGGAACAGGGCGGGAAAAAAGCTGCAGCGGCCACGCGTGAAACTCAGCGGTCTTTGGCTGACCTGAATTCTCAGCTTGCAACCGTGCGATCCTCTGCTGCCGGGCTTGCCGGTGCGTGGGCTGGTGCATTTGCCACGCATCAGCTGATTCAGTTTGCCGACACGTGGAACCAGTTGAATGGGCGTCTTCGCCTTGCGTCCTCTTCCAGTGAGGATTACGTGCAATCCCAGCGCGTGCTGATGGAGATTAGCCAGCGCACCGGAACATCCCTCGAGGCAAACAGCAACCTGTACAGCAGAATTGCGCAGTCCCTGCGTGATGCCGGTTACGCTTCTGCTGACGTCGCAAAAGTTACGGAAACCGTAGCAACCTCACTGAAGCTGTCTGGCGCCAGTACCGAAGAGGCGAGTTCTGTTATCACCCAGCTTAGCCAGGCACTTGGCTCAGGCGTTTTGCGAGGCGAAGAATTTAACTCCATCATGGAGAACGGCGGACGCCTGGCGAAACTGCTGGCTGATGGGCTGGGTACCACTGTTGGTGGCCTGCGAAATATGGCCAACAACGGCGAGCTGACGACCAACAAGATCGTCCCGCTGCTGACCAATGTCGAGATTCTCCGTAAAGAATTTGACACCCTTCCTGCATCAATCAGCGGATCTGCACAGAAAGTGCAAAACGCCTTCCTTGCATGGGTTGGTGGTGCGAACGATGCCGTCGGCGCATCATCCACTCTTTCTGGCGTGCTGGATGGTCTGGCGAATAACATCGATGATGTGGCAAATACAGCCGGTATTCTGGTTGGTGTTGGCCTCGCCCGTTATTTTGGCAACATGGTCGGCAGCGTTGCTCAGTCAACCCGGGCAGTGCTCGCTAATACGGCCGCCGAGGTCGCGCTGGCGCAGGCTCAGGTTCGCGGCGCTCAGGTTAGCGTTGCTGCTGGTCGCCAGGCTGTTTACCGTGCTCAACAGGCGCGCGCAGCGGCGGCGAGTATTGAGGCTCAGATTGTCGCTGAGCGTAATCTTGCTGCAGCTCAGGCATCACTGAATACGGCGCTTGCTGGCAGGGCTTCGGCCGTTAATAACCTCACCAATACAGCCTCGGTGATGTCCCGCCTGGGTAGTGGCGTTCTTGGTATTCTCGGTGGCTGGCCTGGAGTGATTATCGGTGCCGGCGCTGCGATGTATGGCCTGTATCAGCATACCCAGCAGGTGCACCGTGAGGCGGTAGGTTTTGCCAACAACCTAGACGAGATCAACACCAAGCTCCAGCAGATGTCGGTGCTTGGCCTGCGTTCGACCGCGGCTGATGCCCGTACATCTTTACAGGCGCAAAAACAGGATCTGGCCGACCTCGACTCTCAGATCGCGAAGGTGAAAGACAGCCTTAAGGCGGTTGACCAAATCCAGCAGGACTATAACCGCCATCCGACGCTGACCCTGATTAACACTTTCATGGACCAGGCCGACATCACGGCCAAAAATATCGAGCTGACCGATAAGCTGAACCAGCTGGAGTACCAGCGCGAACAGGCAGCCTCAAAAGTCGAGCAAACGCAGAAGCTGGTAAACCAGGCCAGCGATCTGGCCACGCAAAAGGCTATCGAACAGGCTGGCGCCGTCTCTATCCTGAAAGGTGCGTATGACCTGCTTAACCGCTCAATGTCAGCGACCGCTGGCGCCAAGCCGCCGCAATATGCCGGGCCCGTCGTTTCACTGGCAAACGCAACGCCTCAACAGCAAACCGCACTGGAGCGCTCGCGCCGAGATAACGAGCTGGCCAGCCTAAGCGGTTTAGAGAAACTCCATCAGCAGCACGTGTATGAAGCAGAAGATCTGAAGCTGACGGGAGCACTTTACACCCAGTACATCTACAACAAGGATCAGGCAGCCAAAAAAGATGCAGCGGCTGCGGAGGCAAAAAAAACCTCTACCGCCGCCTCGAAAGCACAGAGTAAAGCCGAGCGCGAAGCGGCCAGCACCGCCGAACAGTATTCCCGGAAAATGGCCGATCTGAGTGTGGCTATTGACGTGCAACGCGTCAGGGCGACGGAAGGCGAAAAAGCCTCCGAGCTTTACGCGGCATCGCACCAGGCAGGCACTAAATGGACCGACGAGCAGCGCAGGGCGATCCAGGCATCATCAGCAGAGCTGGCAAAATGGACGCAAAAAGCCGACGAGAACGTGCGCAAGCAGCGCGAACAAGCTGATGCCCTGAAGGATTTAACTGAAGCGGCCCGAAAGTTCAGGGATGAGGCGACGCTGACAACCGAAACCGCAGGCATGAGCGATCGCCAGCGTAGCCGGTTCGACGAGACGCAACAGATCGACCGTGTTTTTGCTAAAACGGACGGCGGTACCGAGGCCATCGCGCAGCGCGCCGCAGCCCTCGATGCTCTGGATAAGAAATACAAGGCTATTGCAGCAGCTGAAGCGGATTGGATGTCCGGAGTATCACGCGGCTATGCAAACTGGTTTGATGAAATCAGTAACGTATCCGGCACGGTTTCTGATGGGGTGAAAACCACACTCGACAGCGCGTTTGGTAACGTCACCTCAATGCTTGAAGGCAATAAAGTTAGCTGGAAATCGTGGGGGATTTCTGTCCTGCAGATCATCGAAAAAGTGGCTCTGCAGATGGCGGTGGTTAGCGCGATGGGTGGGGCCTCTTCCGGTTCTGGCATCTTTGGCTCACTCATCGGCAGTGTAGGCAGCTTCTTCGGGGGCGGGGCGGGAGCATCAGCCAGCACCGGTACGGCGGTTTCCAGTTACGGATCGAACTTCCAGTTTAACGCCAAAGGCGGCGTTTATGACTCCCCCTCTCTGAGCGCTTTCAGTAATGGGATCGTCAGAAACCCCACCATGTTCGCTTTCGCAAAAGGCGGGGCCGGAATCATGGGCGAGGCTGGGCCGGAGGCGATCATGCCGCTTACCCGCGCGCCGGATGGTTCTCTCGGCGTTCGTGCGGTCGGAGGTGGCGGCGGTCAGTCTGTATCTTCGGCACCACAGGTTTATATCACCATCGATGGCAACGGAAACACTCAAACTCAGGCCTCACCAGGCCTTGAGCAATTTGGTGCCGAGGTCGGGGAATTTGTTGATCGACGTTATAAGCAGAATGTGATGCGTGACATTCGTCCCGGCGGCGACATCTGGAAC